AAGGAACTGGGGCGCACGTGGGCATGGGGCGCTTATATGCTGTGGCACAGCTTGACTTCTTTCGAGCCAGGATGGACCCAAGAGGATGACAATCGCCTAGCGAACACGATCCGGGAATTTCGATAAATCGCTTTATGTCAAGCGACATTCTTCTGATGGTTTTTCCAAAGCTGCCGCGCGCGCTCCGCGAGCCGGAACGCCGCGCTGACCTGCTTCGCGCTCGCCGGCGCCCCGCTCGGGAACCGGAGCGACTTCTGCGCCAGCTTGCCGGCCTCTTCGATGGCGCGCGCCGCGTAGAGCTTCAGCGCGTCGCCGATAATGTCGTGATCGGTCACCGATTCGCCCCGCGGTTGAAGATCAGAATTAGCACGAGTGCCGCGGCATATCCGATTGCGATGCTCATGCTGCCAACTCCAAAGTAAATTCCGCCTGGATCGGCGCCACTTCGCGATTCCAAAACATCGGCGATTGGTGCGCCTCAATCCGCTCGCGCATCACTCGCGCTCTCGCCTCTTTGCTGGCCGGTGTGTACGGGCCGCGCCATTTGCTATCGATGCCGATGTTCTGACCGATGTTCGTGCTGTCTGCGCTGGCGAATGGAAAGCGCGTGAAAACGTCCGGATCAAGCATGCGCAGACCGTGAATCTTGCAAATCGGCCGGCCGCTTTTGTCGCACAGAACGTTCATCGCTTCAGCCATGCGCGCATACCAGGCGGTCGTGCCGACTGATGCGAACTCGCCAGAACTGCCGAGACAAATGCGCGGCCATTTAAACGCCATGCGCTCAAGCCGCTCAAGGCTCTCGTGCAAGTGCCACACAGGGGCGCCGATCCAGGGGGCGCTATCCTTCCAGGGCCACTCGTCGAGCAGCGCGTCGTTCGCGGCCTCGTCGCCGTCGATCACATCCGGAATCACCGCGAAGTCAAACGCAGGGTATCGGTGCAGTTCGGCGACCCATTCGTAAAACGGGCGCCAGTCTGTGACCGGGTTTCCGCTTCGCCATGCACTGAAAGCGCCGTTGTCAACCGCGAAGGTTTGCGCGCACTCAATCGCGACGCCGAGTTGCCCCGGATGGCGGAACGACACGAACGCGTGACCGCCGGAAATCGCTTCTACTGCCGCCGTTGCAGGCGTGATCGGCAAGCCGTGATAGTGGATCATTCCAGCCCCGCCAGCCAGTCAAGTGAAACACCGTAAAATTTGGCGAGCGCGGTGAAATTTTTCCAGCTTGGGTCATACGCGCTTCGCTCAAAACCGCCGATGGTCTTCGGCTGCAAGCCTACGGCCTTCGCGACGGTCGACTGAAGCAGCCCGCGCTCTACCCGCAGACCTCGAAGGCGCTCGCCTACGCATAGGGGCGCTTCCGGCCACTGTGCGACGGTGGTTATTTTCACGGTAGCCATTACGCCGAACCCTTTTTGATGGCGGCGACAGCCAGTTCGCCCGAAGTCCCTTTCTCGAACACTGTCGCGCCGACCTGAACGCGTTGCGTCAGCTTTGCGCCGCATGGCGCATCGAATCCCCGCTGCGTCTCGATGTCGACGCCGTGATGATGGGCGCGCATGGTTTGTCGTCCGCCGAAGCGCTTCGCGAAGTCGTCGGCGATTTCCTCGTGATAGCCGGATTTGTGAAGCGCGGCGGCTGTCGTGATGTGCTCGACGCGAATCATTTGCTCGGTCTCGATCACGAGCTCGTAAGCGATTTGCGCGCCGTTCGCGGGACATGCCGCGATGAATTTGTGCCGGTAAATGTTCATTGCATCACCCGAATAGAGACCGCGCGTTGCTGGAAACTCTCATTGCTCGCGCGCCCGGTCATCGCGTTCCCGCCGAACTCCGGCGCCGCATACCCTTCGCCGCGCGTTGCCTCGGCAGTGCCGCGGAATCGCCGCAGGTTCGATTCGTACCCGGTCAGATCGCCCCAAGTGTGCGAGGGGCAAATCTGCGGCACTGTGCTCGCCTTCGTGCTCTTCGGCGCGAACTTGACGTAAGTCAGCATGTTCCCGTTCCAAATCTCGCCGCGGCTCGTGAGCAGTAGCAGCGCGTCGTTCACGAGCTTCGTGTCGACGTCCGGAAACTCGCGATAGAACGATGCGCGCGAGTACGCCTGACCTTCGCGCATGAAATTCAAAATCTGTTGTGTGCTGATCGACTTCACTGATAAACCCTCTCTTTTGGCGGCACGTACCGTTCGAGCGCGCGCTGCGTTTCTTCGACTAGTTCGTGCTCGCTGAACCCGTAAAACTCTTCGTAGGCTTCGGCGTTGTTGATGCCGTGAATGCCTTCCTTCGGGTCGACGTGGTGATGTCCGCACACTCCGATCGTTCGATAGTTCGACGACTTGCCCCACCCTCCGCGACCGAATGCCTGGTGATGAACGATCGCCTGCATGTCGTCGACGTCGTATCCCAGGCGCCGGCACACGCAACACCCGCGCGCCGCGACGAACCCCATGTAACGGCGCTCTGCTGCCGGTGTTGCCTTGCTCAATCTGCTACCTCAACGTGATTAATCATACAGGCTTTGCTCTCGAAAAGGTAGTATTTACGCGCGAATTTTTAGACTTGAGCCATCAGCGAAGCGAACGGATTGCGCGGTTGCTGCGCGACGATCGCCTTGACGCGCTGAACGGTCTCGCGCTGCGCTTTGCGTGCCGCTTCGCGAATCGCCTTGTCGGCGTCGCGCATGGCTTTCTCTGCGGCTTCGAACTTCGCTTTCTCGCGGGCCTCGCGCGTCACGCGCCGCGCCTCGTCGCGCTTCGCATGCCAGTCGCGCTTATTCTGCTCGGTGAGTTTCGCCGCCGCCTTGCGCTCGCGTGAGCGCCGCTGATTCTCGGCGTTCGTCGACGCGCCGGGTCGCGCTGCGTCTTTGCGCGTGCCGAATCGGAACATGCGTGTCATGACGCCGCCGGTCGGTGTGCCGGTCGCGCGAAGCCATTTGCAGATATAGACCTGACCGTCTTCGCGCGCCTGGGTTATGACTTTCCAGGAGACCGACGCCGACACGCCGAGTTCGTCGCGAATGCTCTTCTCGGTCATCGCGCGGCCCGATGCGCTCAGTAGCGCGATCAAGCGGTGATAGGTTTCGCCGCGCTTGTTCACTGCTGCCATGATTCATACCCCTTTGGTGCGGAAATCCGAACCCCTTGCTCTGCGCAGAACGCCAGAATCAATTCGATGAGGTCGGAGAACATTTTTTTGCTGAAAACCCGCGTCGACAACCCGCAGACGACAAAGCCGCCATCAAGACCCGGAACGACTTGCTGCTTGCGAAGTGCGGCCGTAAAGACGTCTTTCCAAGATTCCTTCGACAGATATTGACCGTGCCAGCACACGCCGCGCGAGACTTCGGTGAGCAGCGGCCATAGGAGCGCGTTCTGCTCGGTTGTGCGGGTCGGCGGCTTCAGTGTCATCGCCCATCCATCGGGAGCGTCCACAAACGCCTGCGCGGCCCGCTGGCGCGTCGCATCGTTGAGAATTACGGCGACTTCATCCATAGGTGCGGTGATCCCCGAGCGCGAGATATGCGATTAGTTCCTGGCGAGCCTCTTCGAACCCGCGGCACACCGCGACGTAATAGCCTTCGGCCTTCAGTTCGCGGATCATGTCTTTCTGCGCTTCGCTGAGTGCGCCGCCCTTCTGGCGCTTCAGTTCGATGTACATGCCGCAGTAAATGCCGCATGCCTTGCCGATGATGATGTCGGGAATCCCGGTCGTGACGCCTTCTTTCTTCAGGCGCACCGCAGTGCGCAGCGAACGCTTTCCCCCGTTCGGGCAATGAAACGCGATCAACTTCGGGAACGCTGCGCGAACCCACTGGAAAAACATTTGCTGCTCCGTCGATTCGGTCGGAACATGCTCGACGCCGCGCTTTGCCTCTTTCATATCCGTTTGTCGTCTTTGATGTACGCTTTCAGTTCTCTGCGGGCGATTTGCGCGGCTTGCTCGCCGTGCTCTGCCCTTATCCTCTCGACGAGCGCGCCGGCTTTCCCGTAATAGCCGGCGCGACCGTCGCGCACTGCGTCGCGGAATCGTTGATAGCATTCCGCGCGGTGTTGCTCACTCAAAACGCGAACTCATCTTCAAGTTGCTCGACGACCGGCGCGACCGGCAGCGGGCGGAACGTCATCCGGCGGAACGCGTTGCGCGCGGCGTCGACGTCATCGAGACAATACGAGGCGACCTCGCCGATGCGGCCGGCTTGAATCATCGGCCACACGTCGGCGCCGTTCATCCCTTCCGTTTTGCCCGGCACGCCGAGCGCCTTGCAGAGCTTGTCGAGCGACACGTTATTGCGCGAATCCCATCGAACCATCGTGTCGAACACGCTGTCGGCCCAAGGTGCGGCGCCGAACGGGATAAACGCCGGCGGCTTGATGCCGAGCACGACGGCGCGCTTGAACAGAAACGGAAGGTCGAAGCCGGCGACGTTGTGACCGATGAACAGCGGATTGCGCATCGACGACGGCGAATAAGTCTCTGCGAGCGTCGTGAAAAAGTCGCTGATAAGCCGCATCTCGCCGGCGATTTCGAGCGAGTCGGCTTGATAGACCATCGCGGGCGCGTCATCGAGCGCGAAGCCAATGACCGCGATTTGCCCGAGCGCGCCGTCGAAGCATGTTTTGTGCAGCGTTTCGAGCGCGGTCGCTTCGAGCTTTTCGTCGCGGAACCGATCAACCCACAGTTCGAGCGCGCGCGCCTTCGACGTGAACTTGACCTCATTCGGGTCGGTCATGCCGAGTTCGGCGCACGCGCGCTCCTTGGTCATGTCGCTCGGCGCTTTGAAGTTCTCGCGCAGGTCGGCGCAGATCGAGTCGAGCAATTCCGGGTCTTGATTCGGAATAGTCTCCAGGTCAAACACGACTTCGAGTTGCTGGTTCATATCATCTCTCTCGGGTAGTTGTGTAGTCGAAAAATGGGAGCGCTCTAAAGGCGCTCCTGCTGTGACGACGTTGATAGAATACCTTTGCGGTGCGATACCGTCAAGCGGAGATGCGTTCCGCATGCGCCAAAATTTGCTTGGCGAGAGTTTCGCAGCGCTCGTCGACAACGATGTTTTCCAGCGTAACGGCGAGGCGCGCGACTTCTGCGGCGAGTTTCGCGCTCTCCGCATTCACGCCGCTCGTCATCGACTGGTCGAGCTTGTGCAGCGCTGCGCGCAGTTCGATCAATGCCTCGGCTGAGTTCTTCGTTTGTTCGGTCATTTCATTCCTCGTGTGCGTAGTAGTCGACGCTGTAATCGAACGTGATTTTGAATCGCTGCCATTCGCCGCCCGGCTTTCGGACGAGAACCGTTCGCTCGTTTGTTTCGCCGCATTCGTTGTCGCTTTGCTCGGCGTACTTCTCGGCGGCGTCGCTGGCTTCGTGCGCTTTGACGGTCTGAATGTCGTCATCATCGCAGTCGTCCGCGTCGCGAACCTCCCAGGCGGGCGGGCATCGGTGATAGTTCATCGAGAGCGCATAGGCGTCGCATTCGCTGCAATATCCGCCGCTCACGACTGCGCCCCGGTTGCTTTGGCGATCGCGGCGCGAGCGCGGTTTTGCGCCCACTGTTGAAATTGATCGCGCGTTTCCTCATCCCACGACGACGGATTTGCGTTTGCGATGTTTTGCAGTTCGGCGAGCAGGTCGGGCGCGGCGGCGATCAGGCGGGCGTTGGCTTCTCCGCATCCGTCCGATCTCATTGCCATTACTCGCGCAATGGCAGCGCCGGCCGCAACGATGTGAACTTGACCCGCGTCCGAATCGAGCGACCACGGTCCCGGCGTATGTTTCGCGCTCACGGTCATTCCCCCTTGCTCATGATCGAGCGGATTGCTTCGAGCACGTCTGTAACGTGTCGGACGTTCGTGCGTTGCTTCGCGTGCGCGCTCAGAGCGGCGGCGACTTCGTTCGCGGTCGGCAAGCTGTCGAACGACAGCCGGCGCACGGCGCGCGACTCGAATTGCGGTGCGCGAGCGTTGAATAAGGGCGCCGCGGGCTTACTCGGGCGAAAGCCGTCGTCAGCCATCAGGTCGAGCAGCGCGGGATCGTGCGCGGCCGGAACGCCAGTCGCGACCGGTTCGAACGTGCCGTCGTCGAGCGCCGTCACGACCGCCGGTTCGAGCGCCTTCGCGGCTTCAATCTGCGCGCGCAGCGCTTCGTTCTCGCGGCGCAACTGCTCTTCGCGCTCCGCGGCCTTCGCGCGCTCTTCGGCGGCGATGCGATCGCGCTCGGCGCGCTCCCTCTCCGCTTTGATTTGCGCTTTGCGGCGCTCTTCGGCGCGAATCACTTCGTCGCGCGCGGCTTCGAGTGTCGTGATTTCCTTCGTCAGCGTTTTCGCGTGATCGTCGATTTCGCGGCCCGCGAGCAGATGCGGTTCCTTCAGGCGCACGCGCACGGCTTCGACTTCCAGGCGGAATTCTTTCAGTTCCGCGCGATCGGCCTTCGCCGCTTTCATGCCGTCCGTCGTCGTCACGTCATAGGTGACGTTCTCGAACTTTGCTTTGAGTGCCGCAACGCTGGCGGCGATCGGGTCAAACCCGGTGATGCTTGTTGTCATTTTCCTCTCCGGTTGAACTACCTTTGCGGAATCATACTCACGCAAAGGTAGTCATGCAACAGAAAAAAACACCCGCGCTAGAACGGAATATCGTCGCTCATGTCGTCGAATCCGCCGCCGCTCGGCGCGCTCGGCTGCTGGCGTGCGGGCGCGTTCGCGCGCTGCTGGCGCGGTGCGCCGGTGCTCGGGTTGCGCGGCTGCTCACCCTGGCTGTCGTTGCGCGATCCGAGCATCTTGAACGTATCGGCGCGAAGCTCCGTCACGTAACGGTCGGTTCCGTCTTGCGCCTGATACTTGCGCGTCTGCATCTTGCCTTCGACGAGCACTTGCGCGCCCTTGCGCAGGTATTCGCCGGCGATTTCCGCCTGACGCTTGAAACAGACGACGCGAAACCATTCGGTGCGCTCCTGGGCTTCGCCGGCCGCGTTTTTCCAGTTCTCGGAGACCGCGACGCTGAAGTTCGCAACGGCGTCGCCGTTCGTGAGGTATCGCACTTCCGGGTCTTGGCCCAAATTTCCAGCCACGATTACTTTTTGGTATGAAGCCATGATTGTTCGCTCCTGTTAAGCGGGTTGCGTTTCTGCTGCTTTCTGTGCTGCCGCGGCTTGCATCTCCGCGACGCGCTCGTTCTTTGCGGTCACGAACCGCTCGAATGCCGGCCGGTCGTTCACCGCTTCGGCTGCGGCCTTCGCGGTATGGAATGCTGCGCGCAGTGCGTCGCCGGTCGTTGCCTTTTTGATGGCGTCAACGTGCGCCTTCGCATCGGCCTCGCTCACCGTCGGCGCGACCTGGTGCGTCGTCGCGTCCGCGTCGTTGTCGCCTTCAGTCGGAATCGCGAAGGTCTGGAACGCGGCGTACTTGTACGCGGCGCTCATCGCCTTGTTCGTCGACTTGTCGGCCGAATCCATCGCCTCGCCGAACGTGCGCGCCGTGTGCTTGCTGCCGTCCTCAGCGCTCACGAAATCGAACTCAGCTTCGACGACCGTGTAAAAGATCGCCCCGCCCTTGCTCGTCGTGCGCTCCGTCGATTCGCGTTTCATCATGCGCGGGATGACGACGAGCTTGTGTTTCGCGAGCAGCGGTGACAGCGCGTTATACACGTCGTCGATGCCTCGGAAATTGTACCCTTGTTGCTGGTTGCGGTTGTTCTTCGCAATGCCCTCGCGGGACATATCAGAAGTCACATTGCAGATTGCTTCGTACACTTTCAGTGCGTTGCTCATTTTGATTTTCTCCGGTGGTTTCGAGGTATTGCCGTTGCTGCTCTTCGAGGTGTTGCTGCACTTCGCGATCGTCGTCATTCATGGCGCGATTCCTTTCGCCGCCATGTAGCCAAGGAAAAGCCCGAAGGCGATCGCAACGGCCCAATCAACCGCGCGGGCGGTCATGCGAACACCTGTTCGAAGAACGTCGCCATGCGCTCAAGGCGCTCGATTTGGCGCTCGATTTCAGCGGCGCGCTCCTGCTGCTGGCGAAGATAGATTTGATGGGTCTTGCGGGATGCGCCGTCTTGCTCGATGAGCATGTTCGCGACGTCGACGCCGCTCTTTGCGCTGAAGCGCGCGGCTTCGATGAGTTCTTTGAACTGCGGGAGGGTTTTGGCTTGGCTCATGATCGTGTTTCCTTTCGCTGTTGTGTGTGTGCTGCTGAGATGAATCATATCACTCGGATATGTAGTGTCAAGCACTTTCTATCCGAGAGAGATGAAATTAACGCGGCACGAATCCAAGCTCCGCGAAACGCTCTTTGAGCGCTGAGTGCGCGGTCACTTCGAGAGAGTGCACGGCGCGCGTGACCTTCTGCGCCAGGCGGTCGACAGAGGATTTTCCGACGCTCAAACGCTCGCCGATTTGGCGCGTCGTCTCCATATAGGATTCGCCGTGCACGAACTCGCGCTCTATCACGGCTTCCAGGAGGTCGCCTTTCGCGTGAAGGTGTGTCAGGTGCAGCTTGAGCAGCGCGAGCGCGTGCGCGTGCTTCTGATCGGCGTCGTCGGCCTTTGCGGCACTCCATCGGCGCCCCTCATACCGTCGCAATGTGCCTGGGTCGCGGTGATAGCGTGCGACGACCGCGGCGCGCTCGATGGCGCTCAGGGTCGAGTCGAGCGCTTGCATCGCCCAGGCGGCGTCGGTCACTCGGTCTGTCCACTCGACTTTCTCGGTGACGGTCGAGCGCGCGACCGACTCGGAATAGCCGGGAACCTTGACGGCTTCGATCAGTGCGAGCGTTTCGAAAATGCTTTCGAGCGCTCGATGTACGCTTGCAAAGGGCTGAACTCGCCGCACCGATGTCGCATTACTCGTTCCTTCGCGCATATCCAATCCCCTAGCAATTCCGTTTTACCGATCGACCACACGCAATGTTTGCATTGTGGGTTCCGTTCCTCGCGCTCGATCAGGATCACGAGCGGGTCGCGCGTATCGCCGCGCCTCTCCCATGTCATGAAAACAGGTCCGGCGCGCTCGCGACGAGCTTGCATGTGCGACGCGTGATCGGGTCTTTGATCCTGGCGCCCGGCTCGATGACGGCGCCAGTCGCGAGCAGTTCGTTCACGCGACCGGTCACGGATTGAATTGGAAGGCGAAGCGCGCGCGAGATGGCGTTTCGCGTGACGCCGGCCGGGTAGATCGTCTGCAGAAAGCGCGCGACGGCGATGCGCTGCCGATCGGCCTTGCCTTCGGCCTCATGCTCGATCAGCGCTTGCGTGCTCGTGCTCACGTCAGAACCCCGCCGAAAGACGGTTCTTCGTGCGCTGCGACTCCCAATTGAATTGAATCGCACGCGAGCGCTCGCGCAGGCGGTCGGCGACGCGATCACCGACGTATTCGGCGAACTCTTTGCCGTTCATGTTCGAAATCATGATGGTCGGCTTCGCGTTGCGATACCGGCGGTCGAGAACGTTCGTCAGGTGAGCGCGCACGTCTTCGGTCGCGCCTTGAACGCCGAACTCGTCGAGAATCAGCAGGTCGACCGCGCCGGCCATATCGATCAATTCCGTCGTGCTCACCGCAGCGTCGCGGCGCATCGTGTCGCGCAGGCGTGAAACGAGTTCCATCGCCGTCGAGTACATGACCGTGTGCGCCCGAGCCATCACCTGATGCGCGATCGCGACTGCAAGGTGCGTTTTGCCGGTTCCGATGCCGCCAAGCATCACGAGCGAGGCGCCAGACGACAGCGCGACCGGGAATTCGTTGGCGAAGCGCTGGCAACGTTCGAGCGCTGCGCGCTGCTCCTGGGTCTCGGCGTCGAACGTGGCGAACGTGCGATTGACGAACCCGCTCGGGATGCCTGACTGCGCAAAGCGCGACTCGATGCGAGCTTGACGCGCCTTCGCCTCTTTCGCGGCACCTTCGGCTTCGCGCTGCTCGGCGGTTTTCCGCTCGCAGATGAGGCAATGCGTGATTTTCAGGATCGGCGAACCATCGCGCCCGACAATCGCCCGAGCGAAGTATTCGCCGTGTGTCGCGCATTCCATGCGGTCAACTTCGATAGCTTTCATTCCACTCTCCGGTCAAAAGTCGAACGGCGCATCAGTCGGGCCGTCGTATTCCGTAGATTTTAAATCAAATCTGCTCTTTGGGGTAGTATTTACAGACGATTTACTACCCGCTTTTTGCTGAACCTGTCTCGCCAGATCAAGCGAGCTTTGGCGACCCTGCATGCGCTCGGCGTACCAGTCCGCCCGGAATCCGACCCAGGGTTTCGGCTGAGTGGCGCAGAAGCGAACCGCGTCGGCAACGCTGATGCCCGCCTTCGCGACCTCGCTCGCAAACCCCTCGAAGGCCGTCAGCGTGTTCGTGCCGCCGCCTTTCTTCCGCACTTCGAGCCAGTCGCTTGCAAGCTGCTCGTCGACGTCGTGTTCTGCAAGCCATGCGCGGGCATTGAAGCGCGAAGCGCGTTCGCTCGAAGAGCGAGCAGTGCTTTTCTCTTTTGGTTCTTGGTTCTTGGTTATTGGTTCTTGGTTAGCTTGTGATCCGGTTTCGTCTGGGTTACCCGTAGCATCCGGATAGGAACCGGATAGGAACCCACTGGGTTTTTCTGGGTTAGGGTTGGGTTTCTTCGGACGACCGCCCTTTTTCCCGTTCTCCCTTGCTACGCCTGCCTTTGCGCGATACTCGGCGATTTCAGCGTCGCATCGCGCATGGTGGTAGCCATCCTCTTCGAGAGTGAACTTGTCGTTCAGGATTTCTTGCACGATCGCGCGCTCTTCCTCGCCGCGCGCGCCGATTTTCTTGCATACGGCGTCAAGATCGGCCGGCAACGGCTGCTCGGTGTCGTAGTAGACCTCGATCATGTCGCGGTATATCCAGCGCTCCAGCCGCAGCATGCGCACGGTCCCGGCGTTGAAGTCGCCGATGTGATGGGGGTAGTAGTTCACGCGCCCGCCCTTGCTGCTTCGAATGCCTGGCGCTCTAATTCCTCTTGGTGTTCGCGATAGTTGATCGCGTTGCACAGGGTATCGAGATCGACGGCGACGCCGAGCGACATAAAAATCCCGTACTGGAGCACGCGGGCGCTTGCATACGAGAGGTTCTTTTGTCCAATGCGAACCATCTCGAAACCCCTGTAGCTCACGCCAGCCGTCTCGCAAATCGCGCTCATCACGCGCGTCCCTGCCTGCTTCCAGACCCGGTGCGCGGTCAGCGCCGGCAGCGCTCGAATCTGGGTATCGAACTCTGCCGGAACGCCGTACATGTTCTTTTGGCCTTGCATGTGTCACCTCTCTCCGGTAGTCGGTGAAGAGAGTATAGCCACCCGCAGGAGAGTATGCAAGCCTAAAAGAGAGTTAAGCAGGCATTTGTATTACCTTCATACAGTGATTTTACAAATTGAAAAAGTTGCAACTGGCGTACCGGCGTGATATGTTTCCTCCCATCAGACCCAAAATATAATATTTGTTACGGCCGGAGCTACCCAATGGACATCAATTCAATTCGCTTTAAAAACTTCAAAGTTTTGTTCGAGCGTTTCAAAGATGAGGTTCGGCGCGACGACCCAGGCGCACCGGAGAAAGGCATGATGAAGGCGTTCGGAGAGCGCTTAGGCGTGCGCGAGGCGTACATGTCGCACATCAACACCCAATATAAGAACATCGGCCCGAAGACGGCCCGACTCATGGAAGAGGCGCTAAAGCTCCCTCATGGCTGGATGGATCAGCAGCACGAGAAGAGACGAGAGCCGGAGACGATTGCGCCAGTGCAAGCAAGCCACTCAGAGCAACCCGCAGCGATCGCGCACCCTACCGACGCGGACGAATTAGAGTTTCTGGAAACCGCAATCGACTTTTACCGACGCGACCCGCTCGCCGCACAAACGGCGATCCTGCGCGCACTGCGGACAAAGTTGCATGGCTAAACACAGAAAAGACAGGCGAAAGACAGGGTAATTTTTCCCGTTACGCCGTAACAAACTGTTATTTTCCTCGCATGATTTCCTTGTCATACGGATCACTCAAAGGTATGATTTGTTCAGTCGGCGGCGGCGTCGATCAAGACCCAAGGAAAGAAGAAAAATGTTGAGCGAGCAAAACAAGGCAGCACAAGGCCAACTGAGTGAAGGCGCGCTGATCGAGGCGCCGCGTATGATGACCGAAGAGGAATTCGTCGCGGCGTTCAGCATGCTTAGTCTTGAAGAGCGTCGGGAGTTCGTTCGTTGTCATTGCGCAACGCATTAAATCGTTCGGAGATGTTTCCTCTCTCAAAGGTATTGACGGAGGCGGGACGCTAGGCTACAATTTTGTCATGTTGAAGTAATCCGTACCGAATTCTCCGGGTAGTACTTGAAGGGGCGCGAGCTTAAAAGGCTGGCGCCCCTTTCTTTTTGCCCCGCTGCGACACAAGTCCCGAGTCCACATCGGGCCGACTGATCGGCGTAACCGATCCCTTCGGGTCTCGCGCTTTGTCTGGTGCGCAATGCTCCGCTGTCACCTCTCTCGCGTCCCTCTCCCCTCGCGGCGGTGATGAGGCGCGAGACCCGAAGGAAGGCCAAGTGCTGCCCTTTCCCCGAAGGGCGGTGCGCTCAACTGCGCGACCGCGCGACGTTTCAAGCGTCAAATGACGAAAGCCGCTCAACGGAGCGGCGCGGCGTGGTCTATGCCACTAGATCACAATGCAAACGGTCGGAAGCCCGTCCAGGTTGACGGGCAAGCCGAATTTATCCGAGCGCCTTTTTCGCGCGCGCCTGTAGCGTGCGGATAGCTTCGGGATTGTTGGCGAGGTCATCGCCCCAGGAAACGAGTGCCCTTGCGATTGCGTGAAACTCGCGCGCATTCGCTAGTGCGTTCCGCTTGTCGATCATGCGCTGCTGCGGCTTGCGCGGCTTGCGCTCGATGGTCGCGAGCGCTTCGGAAAGTTCTGCCGTGCCTCGCGCTTCGAGTGCGTCGACGTAATGCTCTTTCGGGTTCCTGGCGTAGTCGCCGGGCGCCCCGATCACCTTGCGGTGAAGCTCGACGAGCAGGTGTTTCGGGAGCTTGTTCAGTTGCGGGCGGTTCATCAGTCGTCCATCCGGGCAAAGTGTCGATCGGCTTGCGCTTCGTCGCGTGCTGCGCGGCGCTCTTCGTCTGTCATCTCTTCTTCGTCGTAGTTGTCGGCTTCGAAGTCGTCATAGTAGCGCAGCATTTCGGTCCCTCGCGGTGTTGATCCAGTGAGTGAATCATACCGCGCGGAGATTCCAACAGTCAACAGAATCTCTCGCTGTGATTCGATAGGGCAAACCCGATGAAAAATGCGCTTCTAAACTACCTCGCGGATATGATACGATATGCTCTGAACGTTGCAGGGTATTCGACGACTGGGGCGGTCCCGTTCGGTCATGCCTTGCATCTCACCCCAATGAGAGGGCTTAGATGACTCCCGGAACATGCGCGCGAATCCTTCACGAAGTCGTTCGACAGTGGCACATCGACACCGGCCGGCATAGCGAACCCGCCTGGGCGGATCACACGATGCAATACCGGGCCGCGATGACTGGCCTCGTGAGGCGCGTCATGACTGGCGAATCAGACCCTCTCGAAGTGTCGCGCGCGCTCGGGCCGGCAAGCCGCATCGCCGAACACGTTCTGCTCGCGATCGCGCCCACGAAGGATGACGAAGAGCCGAGCGGCGAACCTGACCGCAAGCCGGCATACGACGAAAAGTATCTGCAACGCGAGGCGCCGCATATCCGCGAGGCGAAAGCTCCTGGCGAGTGCGTGACGATCACAGAAGGAACCGCAGCATGAAAGCAATTCGAATCCGCCGCGCATCGGCCGCGCTCTATCACGCGAAAGAACTGGTGATCGGTCTCGCGCTCGGCGCCGCCTGGGTCGCTGGCGCGGTCGGCGTGCTGTCGATCGTCGTGCTGCCGATAGTGAAGTTCCTGCGGTAACTCGATCATGGGAAGGGGCGCGGCGCGTGAATGCGCGAGTGATGCGAAAGCGTTCCGCCGTCCACTGTGTAACCGAATGGAGCACAGGTATCTCGGCGATAAGGTCGCGCGCCGCTCTGCGTTCCTTCCCTACCTGATCGCCCTCAAGCATGGCGTAGCTTAATAAAAGCCGTGATGACGACGAGTTGCGGGTATAAGTCCCGCCGTCATGCTTGAGGGTCGGCCATACAACGAACCCGCGCATGCCGGTTCGCTCGATGGGCGGAAACCGACTCTCGATTCACAAGGCGCGTCACGAGCGGGTGAAAGATGGCGCGCGCTGCCTTCGGGTTCCGCGCACAGCGGACGAAAGAGAAGCCCGCGTAATACGTCCCGATCCTCTGCAAAGCACCGCATGGTCGGGATTTCTATTTGCACAGTCAATCGCCGTTTTCGCTGTTCGGAGAAAGAGATGATGGACGAAGCCGGGTTCTCGATGCTGGTCGACACGACGAGCGAACCGCGTTGCATGAGTGCCGAGCGCTCGATGTGCGGATCGGCCCAGGTGAAGCCGGTCGGGCCGTCAATCTTCGCTGAATGGCAATTGCGCGTCATGGGCGAGAGGGTCGCGCTCAATCGGCGAATCGACAAGCTCTGCGATTACATGGCAACCGAGGCATACCGCGCGCTCGACGAAATCAGCCGTCACCTACTCGGCAAGCAATTGGAATACATGCGGGACTACGCGCACATTCTCGGGATGCGCATTGCGAGGTTTGGGTGATGGAAGGCGACGACGTGCTGATGAAACCCGCGACAACGCTCGATGACGTGCTGAAAGAGGTGCGGGAACTGCGCGAAGAGGTGCGGCGGCTCGAAAAGCAGGTTCCTGTTCCCGGCTTGCCGATCGGATGGGACATGGTGAACCGGTGCGCGAAGTGCGGAATCGCGCTGAATGGCGTGATGTGCTACGTCTGCACGAGTGCGGGATGCCCGACAGGATTGGGCGGAATCTACTCGTGAACGACGCGCTGTGTGAAGCGATTCGCTACCGAGTCACTAACTACCCGCGCGCGCACGAGTTGGCGTCTGATAGCATGATCGGCGGGAGTGAATGCGCGCGGGACGCTTCGCGCAAGTTGGGATGCGACGCCATAGGACTAGCGAAGCTCGCCGGTTCAAATCCGGTCACTCCCTCTACCACGCGCGCGCACGAGGTTCAACCTCAAGACGCGCGCGAGGTCCGTTGCTTCTGGTGCTCGCACTGGAAGGCGCTCGGCGCTGTGTGCTGCGATCCTACGCGGTCCGCGCTGTGATGGCACATTTCAGTTCATTTGGCGATGGGGCACCCGGACAGGACCGGCCAAAGCGACGGCTGTTTACAGTCTCCTGAGTAGTAACTTCTGGGTTAGCAGCGGTCGGATGGTGCTTCCTTTCCCCAGTATTTACACGCTGGCGAGCGAAGGCGAATATCCGTTCCGGGGCCGGCTGTCCAATGATGCCGCATGAGTGCGCACTTGTAATATGTTCGAGCGGTTTGCCCGGCCCCGACTGCGTGCTCGCATGTCTTGCACGTCTCGCCTACCGGCCCTGTTCCTGGTGTCCACGCAAATCCTTTCGGCTGCGTGGGCTTACGCGACGACTTCGATTCGCTGATTTCCTGAACGATGCGCTCGCCGAATAGGTCGATCATCTCGATTCGGATCATCACTTGCTCCAGTGCTTGATGTATCGATACGCGTCAAGGGCCGCGAAGCCCTGCGCGCGAAGGTGGCGGTAGTACGCGAGGCGTTCGGATTGCTTCTGCTCGAACTTCGCTTCGGGCGACTCGTTCAGCCAGTAGTTGATGTCTGCGCGGTTCATGCTGCGAGCTTCCGGCAAACCATCGCGCCAGGGTACGAATCACGCATCAGGCGAATCGCACCCTCGACCGAGCGCGGATTGTCGGGAATCGTCACGCTGGACATCATCTTGCCATTGACGAAGGCTGCGATAGTTACCGTTTTCATTTTTCTCTCTCCGGTTCTGCGCTGCGGTCAGCGCGTGAGACAAATACTCTCACGGAGAGATGGCACAGTCAATAACTATTTTCGCTGTTAGTTCAGCATCGCGCCTGTGCGCGCATCCCATAGCTGAATCTTTCGGATTCGGTGACAGTCGTCGCCGACGCAGATGCCGGGAATGCTCTCCATTTGCCCGAGCGACTTGCCGCTCGTCGGCCGCGCCCACTTCTCATAACCGGGCGATTTGGCGAACTCGTCGAACTTCTGCTGCTGCGTGATCTGCTCGGGCGTCAAGCACTTATGCGCGGATCGGTCGAACGTCCCAGGTGCGCACGCCTTCGTGTTCAAGCTCCCGTTGATGAACATTGGCCCGACCTGATTCGGGTTGTCGTATGCCTGCGCGCTGATCGACGAAACGGCGAGCACTGCGGCGATTATCGTTTTCATGGTCTCTCTCGTGATGCCCTCATGGGCGTGACGGGATTTTATCTCTGTTCTTGGCTCGGGAGAATGCTGTATGACGGACATCGCACAAACGCTCGCGGAGCGCGGCGCACGATACGGCGTGTTCGCCGATCACGCTGTCATCGCCCAGGGCGTCAAAGATGTGATGTGGCGCGCTCCCGGATGGGCGCGGCTCGAAGCGGATCAGCGGCAAGCTCTAGAGGTCATCGGCGACAAGATCGCACGCATTCTGAACGGCGACCCGGACTATCACGACAACTGGCACGATATTGTCGGCTACGCAAAATTGGTAGCCGACCGCCTGGCGGGAATGGGGCCGGTCTAGCGCTCCTTCACTGCCTGCTCGATGGCGCTCAGAAAGTCTTTCTCCGAAGGGGGAACGCCGACGCATCTGAGCGTCAGATACGCTTCGATGCCGCATTCGATGTTCCGGCGCATGAGCACTTTGAAAAGCGCCGACAACGAATCATCCGTCAGCGCACGCGGCTCGGCACGCTCAGGCGTCTCCTTGTTCGCGGCTAGGATTGCGGCGTCGATGGCGTTGTCCAAGCTCGCCTTGTCAAAGCACTGCAATTCATCCGACTCAAAATGCAGTTCCGTATGCCAGAAGGCGTCACCGTCACCCGGCTCCGTAGAGTCGAAACAATTGTCGCGTAGCCACTGATACCGCGCCGCATCCTTCCCGGCGTCCGCACGCTCAGGCGTAGGGGCTGCGCTTTTAAGACAAGCAAAGCATCCGTTCCCACCGCAATGAGCGCACGGGGTATCAAAAGTGCCGTCATAGTTGAGCGTTGTTCTCGGCCCCACCGGCTGCGCCTCACGCGGTGCGCACTCAGGCGTAGGGGCTGCGTTCCATTGGATCCATTTGCTAACGATATTGAAAAGCCATTCGCGGTTCACGTCCTCTGATGCGTCGATGTAGTGCTCACAGAATGCCGCGAAATCGCCTTGCTTTGCGCTTTCCGGGGAAGATCGACGGAACAACGGCACAACGTCCGCATCGCTCGCAAACTCGCCGCGCACCTGCTCCCACAAGTCATCTTCCTTGTCGTAGATGAAATGCGCCACCGGCTGCGCCTCACGCGGTGCGCACTCGGCTTGCGGGGCTGTGTAGAGCACGCGTTTTTCGAAAAGGTCAGAACGCATTACATCGAAATCCTTCTTTCTGTGGTCCGTCCAGCCGTAGTCTGGGTCTAACTTTCCTCGCACCTGATACACCGCCTCACCCTTGCCGCCATCGGCGCAGACCGACAGCGCGGCTCGGGCAGCGCGCAAAATCTTCGGCGCGTGCCAAAGCGGGTCATAGATGATCGTGTCCGGTCCCGGATAGTTTTTCGCGAACCATTCTGTGAATTGCCGCTCCGCATCGTCTGCCGCGCGTTTGTTGTCTGTCATTTCCGCTCCCTAGTCTGCGCGATCAGTTGATCGCTCGGAATCTGCGTCATCAGCGCGGCGAGTTCAAGCGCCCCGCTCTCGGTCGTTTGCATCACCGTCGCGACAAGCGCGGCGCCCCGGTAAATCCACCACTTCACATAGGACACGTCAGACCTCGAAGGTGACGGGCACGGCGATCTTCAGCGCGCGGGCATTGAGACCGGCGCGGGCTTCGGCTTCGGTGTCGAACCAGTCGGCATGACCGCCGGGGAAAATGTTCACATAGACGGTTCTCGTCGTTTTCACTTCGTATCCTCTCTTTCGGGTTGTGCTGTGCTGAAATACTACCCTAACGAGAGCATATGTCAACAGGAGATTCAATGAAGCGCGCGCAATGCAAGGCGTTCGCGCGCTCCACTGGCGCGCAGTGCCAAGCGAAGGCGGTCCCCGGTAAAACCGTCTGCCGCATTCACGGCGGCGCATCGGACGGGGCGCCCAAGGCGAACCAACACGCCACGAAGCATGGCATTTACGGGAAGTTCCTGACCGACGAGGAAAAAGGCGACTTCGACGCTGTGACGGCGCGCATCGGCACGCTTGACGCGGAAATAACGCTGCTGCGGTTCCGCATGCGCCGGGCGCTCGATGCTGAAGCGAAGGCGTTCGAGAGCGACAAAGACGGCCTCGAAGTCGTGCAGCGTCACGATCGCGAGGCGTCCGAGTTCGGCCCAGGCGATGAAACGGTGCGCAAGCGCGTCGATTACGGCGAGCACGTCGAGCGCATCGCGCGGCGCGTGGAATCGCTCGAACGCACGCGCGCCGAACTGCTGAAGATGCAGCGCGAAACGCCGCCGGATGACAGTGACGACGGCCCGCCGCGGTGGGAAATCGAAATCATCCCTCCGAAGGCGCCAGAATGACGCGCGTCATAAATTCGAAGATGACCGTTCCGCAAGCTGAATTCTTCGGCATGACGGATAAATACTGTGCATTTGTTGCAGGTTTTGGAACAGGAAAGTCCGAAACGATGGCGAACTGCGCTGTGCGCGACGCGATGGATTCGAGCGATGCGATGGTCGCGCTGTACGAACCGACGTTCGACTTGATTCGCCTCATCATGGCGCCGCGCATGGAAGAAAAACTAGTCGAGCTAGGCGTGCGCTATCGGTATAACAAGACCGAAAACATTATCTACACGTCGAGCGGCGGCATCGGCGATTTCATTCTGCGCACGCTCGAAAACCCGGCGCGCATCGTCGGTTACGAGAGCTACCGCGCGCACGTCGACGAGCTTGACGTGCTGACCGAAGACAAAGCCCGCCTCGCCTGGCAAAAGATCATTGCGCGGAATCGGCAGAGACCTCGCGGCATCGCGAAGCCATTCAACCGGGTCAGCGCTTACACGACGCCGGAAGGGTTCAAGTTCACGTATAAGACGTGGAAAAAAGACCCGAAGAACGGCTATCGCATGCTGCAAGCTGCGACCGCCTCGAATCCGTTCCTGCCCGATGACTACATTCAAGGCTTGATGGATTCGTACCCGCCGCAGTTGATTTCAGCTTATTTGCAGGGCGAATTTGTGAATCTGACGCAGGGTGTCGTCTACCCCTGCTTTGATCGCAAGGAAAGTGTGAAGGCCTGCCCGGTTGATCCGTCGCTGCCGCTTCACATCGGAATGGACTTCAACGTTCTGCCGATGAGCGCATCGGTCCACCAGGAGCGGCCGAACGGCGAAATCTGGTGTGTTGGCGAAATCTGCCTGAAGTCGAGCAATACGCACGAGATGGCCGACGAGATTGTTCGGAAATACGGGCGCGACTCGTTCGACCCGTCCAGGCCGGATTTGTCGCACATCACCATCTACCCCGATCCAGCCGGCACGCAGCAAAAGACGAGCGCGCAAGGCAAGACCGACATAGGCATCTTGCGCGACAAGGGCCTGAAGGTCATTCACATGAGCGCTCACCCGACCATCCGGGACCGAGTGAACTATGTGAACGGCTGGCTTTTGAATGGGAGTAAGCAGCGCCGGTATTTCGTCGACCCGTCATGCGCGACGGTCATCGAGTGCTTCGAGCAGCTTGTGTATGACCCGAACACCGGGCAGCCCGACAAAAAGAGTGGCGCCGATCACATGCCCGATTCGATCGGGTATTACTTGTGGACGAAACACAACTGGATTCCGGCTCAACGCACACAATCCGATCACCTTGTGCGCTAAACTACTCTCTCTAGGAGATTGGACGCCCATGAAAGAGATGATTTTGACGCGCGGATTTGTTGCCCTTGTCGACGACGAGGATTACGAGTCGCTTTCCAAGTGGAAGTGGAGCGCCGATAAGGTCGGGTATGCGTATCGCATGGCATACGATCCCGCGACGCGAAAGCAGCGGTATCAATCCATGCACCGCCAAATCCTCGGCCTCTCGCCCGATGATCGCCGTTTCGTCGATCACATAGACCTGAACAAGTCGAACAACCGACGCGCAAATCTGCGCATCGCAAACCGCTCGCAGAACGGAATGAACCGACTAACCCTGCCGAACAATACGTCGGGCGTGAAAGGCGTCTCTTACTTCAAAGAAACGGGGCAGTGGAAGGCTTACGTTCATGTGAAGAAAAAGCTGAAGTACCTCGGCCTCTACGACACGATCGAAGAGGCTGCGGAAGTTCGCCAGCTTGCGGCGGCGATGGTCTATGGCGAATTCGCAAATCATGGGGAGCGCACATGAAAATCAAGACCTATTCGACCTTGCTTCAAATGGAGCATTACGAACCGGAACATGAGCCGCGGCTGTTCGAAGCGGTGTTCGAGCAAACGGGCTTCGACACGGTTTCCGCAGTCATGACGCGCGTTCCTGATGGCGTGATCGGCTCGACCCATCTCACACAATACCGGATTCACTGATGTGGCAAACCCTCAAAGCGCGGCACACGAAAGACAAAGATTTGCCCGATCGAGCGCACCTGATCGGATGCCTGACGGCGATTCTCGACGGCACGCAATACGACGTGCTTCCCTACTCTTTCCACACTGAGAAGAGCGAAGCCGAAGATTACATTCCGCTGCGCGATCGCCGACCGTCGGTGCGTTATGCGCTCTGCTCGTCGGTCGTCGATGATTCTGTCGGCCTGCTGTTCTCCGAAGAGCATTTTCCGAAGGTCACGAGCGAGAACCCCGACGCGGCCGAAGCGCTCGAAGCGATCGCGAAGGATTGTCACCTGAACGAGACCATGATCGACGCGGCGACGCGTGGCGCGGTCGGCTCGGTCGCGGTGCTGATGCGCGTGCTGAAAAATCGGCTGTTCTTCGACGCGCTCAACACGCAATACCTCACGCCGGTGTGGCAAGACGACGCGCCCGACTCGCTCGCGAAAGTCGTCGAACTCTACAAGACGAAGGGCCGCGCACTGAAGGCGCTCGGCTATCCGATCGGCGACGACGACCTCGCGAAAGACTTCTGGTTTCGGCGCGAGTGGGACCAAAGCGCCGAATCATGGTTCGAGCCGATGCCAGTCGCAAAGGGCAACGAACCGGAAACGATGACGCGCGACGCCTCGCGCTCGGTCTCGCACTCGCTCGGCTTCGTGCCTATCGTCTGGATTCGCAACCTGCCAGGCGGCGACGACATCGACGGCAAATGCACGTTCTCGAAGGCGATCGACACGAACATCGAACTTGATTACCTGCTCTCGCAAGGCGGGCGCGCGCTGAAGTACGCGAGCGACCCGACGCTGATGATTAAAGAGCCGGCAACCGGTCAAGGCGGCCCGCTCGTCAAGGGCGCCGGCAACGCGATCACGGTCGGCGCTGACGGCGACGCGAAGTTGCTCGAAATGAGCGGCGACGGCACGAACGCGCTGCTCGAATACGTGCGCCTCGCGCGACAGGTTGCGCTCGAATCGATTCACGGCAACAAGGCCGACGCCGACAAGATCGCCGCCGCGCAGTCGGGGCGCGCGATGGAACTCATGAATCAGGCGCTTATCTGGCTCGCCGACAAGCTGCGCATTTCCTACGGCGAAAAGGGCTTGCTGCAACTCTATCGCATGATCGCGAAGGCGTCGCAGCGGGCCGCACTGGTCAATTCCGAAGGCGAGAAGATTCCCGTCATCAAGACCGACAAGCCGTTCGCGCTGAAATGGCCGGCATGGTATGCGCCCACCTGGGCCGACAAGACCAACGAAGCGACGACGCTCGGCGCACTGACGTCGGGCGGCTTGCTCTCGAAGCAAACCGCAACGGAATCGATCGCCGAGCAATACGACGTCGAAGACGTTCCCGCCGAACTCGCGCGGATCAAAGGCGAAACCGCTGATGCGGACGCTCGCGAGGTCGCGAAGGCGGTTGCACTGAAACCAGTGCCGGATAACACCGGCAACTGATCGCGCTCGATGCGCAACACCGAACGGCCCGCTCGATGCGGGCTTTTTTCATTTTTAGGGCGGGCAGATGCCCGAATCCACACACATGCGAATCTCGAATCTCCTTTCCTTCCTGCTCGGCTTCTCCGCAACGTTCCGCCTCGGCGCCGATGGCGATGACGCTGGCGGCAACGCACCGGACAACCGACAGGCGGCGCCGAAAGAGTCATTTTCCCGCGAGTACGTGAGCGAACTGCGCGAAGAAAACAAGTCGTGGCGGCTGAAGATCAGCGAACGCGACACCGAACTCTCGACGCTCAAAGCGAAGGTCGCGGAACTCGAAACCGGCAGCAAAGACGCGCTCACCGCCGCCGAACAAGCCGCGAACGACCGCGTGCTGCGCGCCGAACTGAAAGCCGTCGCCGCGAAACACGGCGTCGTCGACGTGAACGACGCGCTGAAGGTGCTCGACCTCGCCGGCGTGAAGCTCGACGAGAAAGGCGACCTCATTGGCGCCGACGAACTGTTCGACGCCGCGAAGAAAGCGAAACCGTACCTCTTCGCCGCAGTGAGCACGTCGAGCACGAGCAAGACGCCGCCCGCCGGCGACCCGAAGCCGGTCGATGTTCGCACCGCAGACGCGAAGGATTACGAGGCACAGAAAGCGGCGTACTTGAAGGCGTCGCGCTAAACCCGCCCGAAACCGAGCAGTAACCCATCCAACGAAGCCCGCCACTGTGCGGGCTTTTTGCTTTTAAGGACGCATCACACATGCCGATCAGCAATTTCCCCGCCGCTCTTCAACCGGCGATTCAGCAAGGTTTCCTGGCTCGCGAATTTCAATCGGGTCTGGAATCGCAAATCACCTACCGCGCCGTCGCCGATCGCGAGAAGTTCGCGAACGCGGTCGGTGAAACGATCACCAAGACCCGCCGCGGCCTGAAGGCGCCCGTTACGGCTCCGCTGAACCCGGCCGGCAACACGAACCTGGACAACGGTCTCACGCCGTCCGGCTGGACGATCGAGCAGTACACGCTCGGTATCGACATGTACGGCGACACGATGGACCTGAACATGGTCACGACTCGCGTCGGCATCGCGTCGCAGTTCCTTCAGAACGCGCATGTGAACGGCGTTCAAGCGCTGCAATCGCTCGACCGTCTCGCGCGCAACAAGCTTTTCGGCGCATACCTGTCGGGTAACACCCGCGTTCGCACGACCCTCGGCGCTCCGGCGGCGACGGTTGCTGTCGACGACGTGCGCGGCTTCCAGTACGTGTCGGTCAATGGCGTTCTCGTTCCGGTTTCCGGTACGAACACGCTCGCGGTCGTTTTCGCGAACGGCAACAGCTACACGCTGACCGGCGTCGCTGTCGACGGCTCGAACGTGTCGACCGCACCGCAAGGCGTGTCGGGCACGCTGACGTTCTCGGGCAACGTGACCGTCGCCGACGCAACGGCCGGCAACTCGGTCATCGCTTCGAACGCCGCTTCGGTGCTGCGTCCGAACGCTCGCCTCTCGACCTCGGCAATCGTCGCGGGCGACCTGCTCACGATGCAAGACCTGCTCGCCGGCGTGACGGTGCTGCGCAACAACCGCGTGCCGACGATCGGCGGCCTTTACAACTTCTACGCCGACAACGCGCAGTTGAAGGGTCTGTTCAAGGATGCGGATTTCAAGCTGCTCTATCAAGGTCAGTACGGCTCGCAAGCGTACCAGACGGGGCAGGTCATGGAATTGATGGGCCTGCGCATCATCCCGACCGTCGAAGCACCGCAACAGACGCTCGGTTCGGTCGCTGTTCACCGCGGCATCATGTGCGGTCAAGGCGCGCTGATCGAAGGCGATTACGAGGCGATCACGCAGAACGAAATCGGCGACGACAACGCGCTGATTGAAATGATCGACGGCGTTGCAATGGTCACGCGCGAACCGCTCGACCGCCTGCAACAAATCATCGCTCAGTCGTGGTACTGGATCGGCGGTTTCGCGGTTCCGACCGACGTCACGGCGAACCAAAACATCATCCCGACCGCGACGAACAGCTACTTCAAGCGCGCTGTCGTGATCGAATCGGCCTAATCGGTCATGGGGCGCTTCGGCGCCCCTCTTCACGAGGAAATCATGAGTGACGCAACCGCGCCAGAAGGCGCACAGGCGCCTCTCGCGACCTCGGATGCACCGATAGACGCACCGAAGGTCACGAAGCCCGCCAAGGCGGCAAAGAATGCGCCCGCGCTCCCGGAATCGGTGACGCTCGCGGCGCCTCACGGCTTTTACGACGAAGCCGGCGACCTGCAAGCGTGGCTCGCGGGTGAAGTCGTGACGGCAAAAGCCGAAATCAAACTGCTGATCGAGCGCGGCGCGCGCTTGCTCGGCATCAATGGAGAGCAAGGCTAATGCTCACCGACGCTCAACGGGTCGATGTTCGACGCTTTTGCGGCTTTGCGCTCTTTGGTGGCGATCCCGTTCAAGCGTTCGGGCATCGCTTTTATCAGCATTACGGCACGCTCGAATATCGCGTGTCGCACATGCAAGACGCCGAAGAGGCGGTTGTCGTCAACTACCTGACGAACCTCACCGCGCTCGAAACGGCGATCTACGGCACGAGCGACAACCTCGATACCGACGTCGCCGCGGTATGGACGCACAACAAAAACGAGCAGCGCGACCGCGAAGCGCTGTTCGACTCGACGCGCCGGCGCCTGTGCGCGTTCTTCGGCATTCCGCCCGGACCTGGCTTCGGCATCTCGGGCGGCGGCGGTTCTATCACGCTGGTGGTCTGATGGACGGCGCCAAAGCACAAGCCCAGGTCTACAAGGGATATGCGCAGGTCGCGAAGCGCCTCGGCAGTTCGTTCACGCTCTACCGGCCGACGTCGGTCGACATGAGCGCCGCGACGATCGTTGCGACAAGCTTTCTCGCGAGTCTGAACGCCGAAGACATGACCTATCGGCGCCCGAACAAATACGGCAAGCCGACATGGTTCGCCGTGATGGACGGTCGCGTTACGCAGGTTGGCGATTACCTCATCGGCGATACCGGGAAATTCTTCGTCGCCGCTCAACAGCCGCTTTTGCCGATTCTCGTCGTCGAGTGCAATCGCACGGTCAATATCACGCGCCCGCAGGTTCAAACCGCCTATGGCGCCGTCTCAGACTATGAGGGCACGACCGCGGCGAACGAGACGCCGCTGATGAGCGGTTGGCCGGCTTCGGTGCTGCAAGGCACGAAGGGCGAGAAAGGCGGCGTCGCGCTGCCTGGTGACGTTCGCGATGCGTGGTGGGCGGTGCTGCTCCCGGCGGCGCCTGGCGTCATCCTGCGCGCCGGCGACCTGATCGCCGACGAACTCGGGCGCCGCTACATCGTGTCGAGCGCGGAACTGACGGACCTCGGCTGGCGCATCACCGCACAACAGGGGCAGACATGAGCGATCTAGCAGACGTTCAGAACGTGCTCGTCGGCATGATTGCCGGTTGGCTCTACCCGAGCGGCACGAACAACCCTTCGGCGGTCGGCTTTCCTGTGCGCGTGGGCGCCGGTTGGCCTACTGCCGCAACGCTCGATTCCGACCTCGCGGCCGGCGTCGCGCATGTGTCGATCTACGCAACCCCGACCGAGCGCAAAACGACCCGCTACATGCAGGGTTGGCAACCGCTCGCGACCTTCGCGCCGACGATCACGCTCGCGAAGGCGGGCAGCGTCGTAACAGTCGGCGGCGCAATGCCTGTTCCGTTCTCGGCGCAAAACCTCGCGGTGTTCGTCGGTAACTCGCCGTATTCCTACGCGGTGCAGCCGACCGACACGCTGACAAGCATCGCCGCCGCACTCGCCGCGGTCATCGCGCAGGACTATCCCGGCACGACAAGCTCGGGCGCGAACATCACCCTGCCCTCGAATGCAGCGCTCGGCGCGCTGCGAACGGGCGGCACTGGAACCGCGATCAAGGTCATCAAAAACCAAGACCGCATGTTTCAAATCACGCTTTGGTGCAGCACGCCGGCGCAACGCTCGGCGCTCGTCAACGTGATCGACCCGAATCTCGCCGACCTCGTGTTTCTCGCGATGCCCGATGGCTTCAACGCGCGAATCATCTACGCGGACAGCCCGCAGCAGGACATCGGCGAGAAAGCGCGGCTCTTTCGTCGTGACCTCCGTTATCGCGTCGATTACTCGACGACGAAGGTCATCAATGCGCCGCAAGTCATTGTCGGCGACCTCAACATCGTGACCGATGCAGGCGCCGTTCTAAAACCCGTCTAGGAACCCTCTCCCACATGGCAAAGCAAGACGACGCGCCGACGTTCGATTACGAACTCGTCGTGCTGCATCAATTCGGCTTCACCGAGCGCGGCACGCGCATCAGTGATGCGGCCGAAATTCAGAAGGTGATCGACGAAGGTCACGCCGACAAATGCGTGAAGGTCGCGAAGGAGGCTAAATAATGCCGATTTATCAAGCTGGCTCGCTGAATTTTTCGGCCCTCTCCGCGCCTGGCGTCTATCTGTCGATTCAGCCGCCGCCCCTCATCATCAACGGCGTACCGTCGAACATTCTCGGCGCGGTCGGTATCGGCTCCTGGGGGCCGGTGAATGCGCCGGTGCTCGTCGGCTCGCCGAATGACGTCGCGCAATGGCTCGGCTCGCCGGTGGTCCGGAAATACGACCTCGCGACCGCGATGAACGTGTTCTTCCTGCAAGGCGCGACCGCGGTTCAATACGTGCGCGTCACTGACGGCACCGACCTCGCGGCGACCGGTAAGCTGATGGACACGAACGGAACGCCGGCGATCGGCGCGAACCTGACGGCGTTCTACACCGGCACGCGCGGCAACTCGATCACCGCAGCAATGACCGCCGGCACGAAGGCGAGCACGTTCAAGCTGACGATTTCGCTCCCTGGCGTTCAAGCCGAAGTGTTCGACAACATTCCCGGAACGGGCGCTGCGCTGTGGACGAACGTCGTCAACGCGATCAACAACGGTCAGTCGAACGTTCGCGGACCCTCGCAACTCGTCGTCGCAACGACCGGCCCGGCAACTGCCGCACCGAACATCACGACGCCGGCGGCATTCACGACCGGCACGGATGGCACGTCGACGCTCACCGACTCGCTGCTCGTCGGCGTCGATGGCAACGCCGGCACGCGCAAGGGCATGTATTGCTTGCGCGGCACTGGCGCCCAGGTCGGCGTTCTGGTCGATCATTCGGACCTCTCCGCCGCGTCGACGGTGCTCGCGTTCGCTCTCTCCGAAGGCATCTATTTCGGCATGCAGGGTGCACCGAGCGCGAATTACACGACGGTCTCGACCGCACTGAACACGGCCGGCGCCGATGGTTACGGCGTCAAGGTGTTCGTCGGCGACTGGATCACGTATTTCGACGCCACGAACAGCCAGAACCGTTTGCTCGGGCCGGCTACGTTCTGGGCCGGCAAGCAAGCGGCGCTCTCGCCGGAACAGTCGAGCTTGAACAAGCCGCTGTATGGCATTGTCGGCACGCAGCGCACCGCGCAAAGCCTGCCCTACACGAGCGCGGAAATCGGCGCGATCAATCAGGCGCGTCTCGACGTGATCGGCAACCCTTCGCCGGGCGGCAATTACTACGCGACGCAAACGGGCGGCAACGCATCGAGCACGGCGGGTCAGGACGGCGACAACTACACCCGAATGACGAATTACCTCGCGCTCACGCTCGCGGCGGCATTCGGCACGGTGATCGGTAAGAACCAGACGGTCGACCTTCGCAACGACGTCAAGTCGGCGATGCAAGCGTTCCTGTCGAACCTCTGGCGCCTGAACATGATCGGCGACGTCAACAACCCGACGCAAGCGCCGTTCTCGGTGCAGATCGACAAGGCGAACAACCCTGATTCGGCAGTCGCGAACGGGTACATGCAAGCCGACGTCAAGGTGAAATACCTGTCGGTGGTGCTGTTCTTCGTCATCAACCTGCAAGGCGGTCAGACGGTGCAAATCCAGTCGAGCGTTCAGTAAAACCCGGCCCGCCTCGCGCGGGCTTTTTCTTTGAGGCTCAAACATGCCGCTCAACGGCTTTACTATCGGTCGCGACCTCTCGGTGAATATCCAGACGCCGGCCGGTCAATTGAATCTCGCGCTGATTACCAAATTCACCGCGAAACCCGACATCACCGACGTCAAGGTGAAGGGTCTCGACGGTCGCACGCGTCACCTTCGCTTCCCTGATGGCTGGTCCGGCTCGTTCGAAGTCGAACGACAAGACTCGACGCTCGACGACTATTTCGCGAGCGAAGAGGCGAACTATTACGCCGGTCTCGACCTCGCGCCGTCGACCATCACCGAAACCATCACCGAAGCGAGCGGCGTCGTGTCGCAGTATCAATTCGTCGGCGTGATTTTCAAACTCGACGATGCCGGCGATTGGGAAGGCGACAAGACCGTGAAGCAAAAGCTTTCGTTCGTCGCAGAACAGCGCATCAAACTCTAATCCACAAGGAACATAAATGACGACAGTCAACGTCCGAAAGAAAGCAGCGGCACCCGCCGATACCCCTTCGAAAGAACTCGTGAAGAAAGCCGCCGAAGCGGTCACGATCGACACGGCGAACGGCCTGACGGTGACGCTGAAGAAGCCGGGCGTTCTGTCGCAGTTCCGGCTCGTGAAGATTCTCGGCGAAGCGGCAAAAAATCAGGTCTACGTCGGCATGGTGATCCCAATCACCTTCGTGACCTCGATCAATGGCGTCGCGGTCAACTACCCGAACACCGAACGCGAAATCGAAGCGATTATCACGCGCCTCGACGAAGAAGGTGTGACCGCGGTCATGCAAGCCGTCGCGGAGAACTTCGGCGGCGAATCGCCCGACGAGCAGAAGGCCGAAGTAAAAAACTAGCGCGCTCCGTTGCGGTTCGCGAAGCGCTCTGGTTGGTTCGGAATGGCGTGCCGTTCGACGTCGCGTTCTCTGTTGACGACGCGACGCGGACGGCTTTTTCAATCGTGTTCTCGGAGTTCGAAGGCAATAAATTCAACTACGAGCGCATGGAATTCGAGAAAGAGTAAATGCGCACATTCAACAGTCTCGGCTCATTCGCGGCCCACTTGCTCTCGCGCGATGCGGCTGTCGCGTTTGCAATGCAATCGGGGCTTGAAACGGTCGCTCAACGCGTGCGCGACACCGCGCGCGAGGAATTAGGCCACTATCAGCCGGCAATCGGCCATTTTGAAGCATGGCCGGAACTCGCTGACGCGACGAAAGATGATCGCGTTCGCAAGGGATTCACAGAGAACGACCCGCTGCTGCGCTCCGGCGATTTGCGCGAGTCGATCAAGGCGGCACACAACCGCACAGAGGCGGTGATCGGCTCCGAGTCCGACGTCGCGGTATATCAGGAACTCGGGACCAATAAAATCCCGCCCCGCCCTTTCCTCGGGCCGGCGGTGCTTCACAACGAGGAATGGATCAAGCGCCTACTCGGGCGCGCGTTCGTCTCCGGCTTTCTCGGTGAAGGCGTCGACGTGAGTACGCAAATGACGTCTCGCGAAATCAGCTAAACGCCTTCGCGACGACATACGTCAGCACGAACAACAGCGCGAACGCGGGCGGCACGATGACCGCGAGCGCGACAGCGGCGGCGGCACGCTTCGCCAGGGTCGGCGCGCTTCGCGCATCGACGCGCCGCACGTTCGGGTATTGGACGAATGAGAACCGATCCGCCGCGAATTCATGGAGTCGAAACCTATAGGATTTTCTCATGTATGAAGCCTTTAAAATTGGCGTGCGCATCTCGCTCGTCAATGGAGTATCGCACGGCTTAATGCAGATGGCGCGTGAGTTTTCGCACGTTGAAGGCACGGTGCAACGCCTTCAGCGCTCGATTCGAAACATGAGCGGCGCGAGCAAAGCCGCTTTCGGCGGAACGATCGCAATCGGCCTGGGGCTTTCGATCGCGGCCTCGCTGAAGCCCGCCATTGATGCCGCGTCGAAGTGGGAGAAAGCGAAAGCCAATTTTAGCTTGTTCGGCATGAGCGACAAGCAAAATCAGGAGGCGTTCGAGTTCGCTAAGAACATGAACATCGCCGGCTCGTCGTATGTCGAAAACCTCAAAAAGATGACCGAAGCGCAAGGCGTGTTTCGGGAATCGGGCCTCACCGGCAGCGCGGCGCTCGAAGGCGCAAAGCTCGCGGCGCCGACGCTCTCGAAACTCGCCGTGCTGTCGAAGGCGAGCGGCAAGGAAATGTCGCACGCGGACGAGATGAACTTTCTGCGCGCGATCGAAGAAACCGGCGGCTTGCATAGCGCGACCGAATTCAACCGGCGAGCGGATTTGTATTACCGCATGGTGAATTCGTCGCAGGGCAATATCAAATACGAAGACTTGCGCGCGTTCTTCGCGCGGGGCGGCGTCTCGGCGCTCAACCTCACCGACTCCGGCCTCTCGAAGCTTGAACCTATCATGGGTTCGATGAAAGGCACGTCAGCCGGTACGGCGCTGATGACGGCATACAACCGGCTGAACGGCAATATCAAGTTGCCGAATCAGATCGTGCACGAACTCATCAACTCGGGTTTGTGGAACGGGCAGAACGTCAAGTTCAACCCGCACGGCGGCGTCGCGAACATTCAGTCGAAAGGCCTGCTCGCGGGCGGTGAATTGCTTCAGCAAGACCCGGCCGAATGGTATGAAAAGTTCGTGCGCCCGATGTACGACAAGATGGGTCTCAAGACCCAAGCCGATCGCGACAATTACAACGTCAAGTTGTTCGGGCGAACTGGCGGCATGCTGTATTCGCAGGTCGATCGCAACCGTAAGACGCTGCTCGACTCAGAGCACGCGGTCGCGCAGCAAAAGGGCATCAATCCGGCGTATCAAACGCTGATGAACACGTTCGACGGCAAGAAGCAAACCGCCGCCGCATCGTGGGAAAAGATTCTGACGAACATCGGCGAGCACGTTTTGCCGATCGTGAATCGCGGCATGGATGCGTTCAACAAGGTTCTGAGCGGCGTCGAGTCGTTCACGAAGAACAATCCCGGCCTGGTGAAGGCGATCGCAGTTGCGGCGGCGCTCTTTGCCGCGCTGCTCGTCGTCGGCGGCGTCGTCGCGGTCGTGGGCGGAACGCTCGTGATGCTCGGCGGCATTATCGGCGGCGCATTGACCGCCGGCATCGCTGCGGCGATGGTCGTGATTCCGGTCGTCGCGGGTCTTCTCGTCGGCTTTTGGGGCGACATCAAAAGCGGGTTCACGTCGTTCGCCTCCTATGTGGTCGAGATTGTCTCGGGCATGTGGGCGAAAGTGAGGTCGTTCCTTCCTGATTTCCTGACCGGCGGCGACAAGGCCGGCAATGCGCCGCCCGCAGAAAGCCGGGCGACGGATGCGGACCGCGCCTATTACGCGGCGTGGCATGGCGCATCGTCCCACGTCAAAACCGAAAGCCAAGCGACGGACGCAGATCGAGCCTATTCCGCAGCGTGGCACGGCGCATCGTCGCACATCAAAACCGCCGCGCAATCTGGCTCGGGCGGCAAGCAAGGCGACGTCTATCTCGACTCGAAGAAGGTTGGTGAAGTGCTGTCCAAGCAAATGGCGAAGGCTGCGAGCGCGCCGGGTCACTCGAACACCTTCGATTTCACGTTCGGACAAGCGTCCGCAGGGATGGCTTACTAATGGCGACCGTTCTCACCTTGGGCGATTTCGTATTCACTGAGTACGAAATCCCCGAACACATCAACGTTCGGTCGCGGCATCAGGCGATCGTTCACCGGCTGGTCGGCGGCGCTCGACAGGTCGACATGCTCGGCGCCGATCACGCGCCGCTCGACTGGTCCGGCTGGCTCGTCGGCACGACGGCGCTCGATCGCGCGCTCACGCTGAAGTCGATGCACGACGACGGCTTGCCGCTCACGCTGTCGTGGTCCGAGTTCCTTTACAAAGTCGTCATCACCGAGTTCGAAGCGGACTATCAGCGCGACTATCAGATTCCCTACCGCATCTCATGCACGGTCGTTCAAGACTATCTGAACGACGACGGCGGCGGCGCAGTGCCGACGATCGACGACCTGATGAACGGCGACCTCTCGACCGCGAACACGCTGGCGTCGGGCTTTCCTTCGCTCGCCGCGCCGATGGCGTCGCTAGGCTCGGCGATTAGCGCCGTTTCGTCGTTCGCGAGCGCGGCGAAAAGCACGCTCAACAGCGTTTTGCAACCGCTCAACGCCGTGCGCTCGGAGGTTAAGGTTTTGATTTCGTCGACCGAAAACACGCTGATGAGCGTCACGACGCTCGGCGGCATTCTGCCGAATAACCCGCTGTCGACGAACGTCGCGAAACTCAGCACGCAAATCAACGCGATGACGAATCAAGCCGCGCTCGTGAACCTGAACAGCGTGCTCGGGCGCATGGGTTCGAACGTCGGGCAGATAAACAGTGGTGTGAAAACCGTTCAAGTCTCCGGCGGCTCGCTCTTCGACCTCGCCTCGAAGTATTACGGCAAGGTGAGCGGCTGGACGGCGTTGCAGAAGGCGAACCCGCAGCTCGGCGGCGACACGAACATCAGCGGCAATCAGGCGATCACGATTCCGCCATACACCGACGATTCAGGAGGGATTCTAAGTGCCTAACACCGCCCAGGCGGTACGCGGCGCGGTGAAGTTGGCGACGAAGGGCGGAACTCTTTCGCCGATCAAGGGATGGACGGCGTTCGAAGTTGACAACAACAATTTCCTGAGCGCCGACACATTTTCCGTCACGTTCGCCGCGAACAAACTGCCGGCCGACCGTAGTCTCGCGTGGATCACGAGTCAGACCGAAATTTTCGTTGAGATATTCGCGGGCATCCCTGCGGACGGCTTGAACTGGACGGCCGAAGAACTGACCTCGCTCATTTACGGGCAGGTCGACGCGCTCGAATACGATCCAGTCGCCGGCACGGTGCACATATCCGGTCGCGACCTCACCCGAGTTTTAATCGATTCGAAGACGACGGAAAAATTCCAGAACAAAACCGCGTCACAGATCGCGCAAATCCTCGCCGATCGACACGGCATGAAAGCCAACATCGCCGCGACTAAAACGCTCGCCGGCAAGTTTTACGAAATCGATCACGAGAAGATGACCGCGGCGCGCACCGAATGGGATTTGCTCTGCGAGCTCGCGCGCAACGAGCAGTTTTACGTATGGGTCAGCGGTCAGACGCTCAACTTTCAGCCGAAGCCGGACCCGGCGAGCGTCACGCCGTTCCTCGTCACCTGGACGCCGCCCGATAGCGAAACCGGCTACTCGCGCAGCAACGTCGAAGCGCTCAAGCTCGAACGCGCGCTGACGGTATCGAAAGGAATCGTCGTCGTCGTGCGGTCGTGGAATGACGCCGCGCAAAAGACGTTCACGACAACTTATCCGCCGAACAAGCAAACGGCGGTCAAGCCGGGCGCCTCGCAAATCGGCAGCGGATCGCAAACCTACTATTACAGCGTCCCGAATCTGACGCAGGAAAAGGTCTTGCAGTTCGCGCAAGCGAAGTACGCGCAGATCATTCAACACGAGATGCGTTGCGAGTTCACGATTCCCGCCGCGGGAAACGACGCGCTGACGGTCGCAAGCCTCGTTCAACTCGTCGGCACTGGCACGGCGTTCGATCAGACCTACTACCCCGATTCGCTGCGGCGCGCGCTGAGTTTCGACAGCGGCTACACGCTGACCGTCAGCGCGAAGAATCATTCACCCGACACCCAGGAGCTAACCTGATGGGGCGCCATCTCGCTAACGCGATGAGTCAGCGCGCGGCGCTCGCGATGCTCGACCTCTCGAAGCCGCTGACCGGAATCATCACGTCATACGACCCGGCGAAGCACGCAGTAAAGGTCACGATTCAGCCTGAAGGTGTTGAGGTTGCCGGCTGGATTCCGCTTGGCGCGATCGGCGTCGGCAACGGCTTCGGAATCGTGTGCGGCCCGAACCTGGGCGATATGGTGCAGGTCGCGTTCAGTGAGTCGAACCCGGCCGCACCGCGCATCCTCGGGCGGTTCTTTTCGAACGTGAATGTGCCGCCGGCGGTTCCTTCTGGCGACACGTACATCGTGCACAAAAGTGGCAGCGCGCTCAAGTTCAACGGCGACGGCACGATTACCGTCACCGCGACGTCGAGCATCACCTACACGGCGACGCAACATCACTTCGTCGGCCCGGTGCAGATGGATCACACGCTCAACGTCAATCAGAACGTCACGAGCAAGGCCGACATTCAAGACAACACCGCGTCTAACTCGCACACGATGTCGCAAATGCGATCGATCTACAACGGTCACACGCACCCGGTTACGGGCGTTCAATCCGGCGGGTCGACTGTCACATCGAACGCGCCGACTCAGCAGGAATAACCGCATGGACGTGTTTCATTATTGGGGGAATGACCTAAACGTCTCCCCCTCGGGCGACCTCGCGCTTGCGAACTCAACCGACACGACGCAGCAACAAATCTTGCGCGGCTTGCTCACGAACGCCGCCCTCTTCGACCGCGCCGGCAACCCGCTTGCGACAGCCGATTACTCGGATCATCCCGACTTCGGCGCATCGCTGCCGCGGCGCATCGGTAGCACGCTCAACGTGAACGAGATTCGCGCGCTCGTGCGCAGCATCGTCGTTTCATTCCCTGGCGTCGCGCGCACGCCGGCGCCGGTGATCGATGTCATCCCGTTTAACAACGGCGCGACCGTGAATATCCAGTACGCCGACGTCATAACCGGCGAAACCGAACTTCTTTCCTTCGACATCAACCGATGAGCGTCAATACACAATCCTTCACGCAAATCCTCACCGGGTTCGCGACGACGGTGCAGGGCGCGGCTTCGACTCTCGTGAACTTCGTCATCGGCTCGGTTCTCCGCGCCATCGGCGAGGGTACGGCATGGGTCGCGCTCTGGCTCCAAGGTCTCATTCTGAGCGCGATCGCACTCACGCGCGCGGCGA